GCGTGCGCAGGCTGCCAGATCGGCGGGCACGCTGCCGCCCAGTTGCAGGGCCAGCGGGTGCTCGGAGGCAGCGTGGCGCAGGAAACGGTGGGCGTCGTTGTGCAGCAGGGCACCGGTGGTGACCATTTCGGTGTAGAGCAAGGTTTGACTGGAGAGCAGGCGCAGGAAGAAGCGGCAGTGGCGGTCTGTCCAGTCCATCATAGGTGCAACGCTGAAGCGGCGTGACGGCTCAGGGCGCGTGGTTTCTGGCTTGTAGCCTGATTTTGCGGTCATTTCGTTCAACGTGTTTTGTACCAATTTTCGGGGTTTTGGGGCGTTTTTACCAAGCGCTTGGTACAATGTACCAACCGACAGACGACGTGTACCAATCTCAGATGGCAACGATCAGAACGCGTAAAAAGGCCGATGGCAGCACCAGCTACCTCGTCCAGATCCGCATTAATCGCGACAAGGTGACAGTCTACCAAGAGAGCCAAACGTTCGCCCGCAAACAGGCTGCTGTGGCTTGGGCGAAGCGACGGGAAACCGAGCTGTCTGAGCCTGGTGCTATCGAGCGCGCCAACCGGGTAGGGCACACGGTCAAGCAGATGATCGACCGTTACCTGGTCGAGGCAGAGAAAGCCCGGCCTTTGGGCGAGACCAAGCGACGCACGTTGAACGCCATCAAGAACAGCTACCTGGGAGAGATGGTCGACTCCGACATCAGCCAGCAGGTGCTGGTGGACTATGCCCTATGGCGTATGAGCCCCGCAGGTGGTGGCATCAAACCGCAGACAGCCGGCAATGATCTGGCTCATCTGGGTTCCGTGTTGTCGCTTGCTAGGGCAGCGTGGGAGTACGAGATCAACCCCCAAGCTATGCCCGATGCACGCCTTGTCCTGAAACGCCTCGGCTACAACATGAAGAGCCGGGAGCGGGATCGCAGGCCAACGCTTGAAGAACTCGACAAGGTGCTTGAGCACTTTTTCGAGATGATTGCACGGCGTCCGACAGTCATTCACATGCCGAAGGTCGTGGCGTTTGCCATCTTTTCTACGCGCCGTATGGACGAGATTGCGCGCATCTTGTGGGAAGATCTGGATGATCACCGCCAAGCGGTGAAGGTGCGGGACATGAAGAACCCTGGTCAGAAGATCGGCAACGATGTGTGGTGTCATCTGCCGGATGAGGCCTGGGCGATTGTGCAAAGCATGCCGCGTCAGTGCGCGGAGATCTTCCCTTACAACACCGATTCAATCGGCACGGCCTGGTCCCGGGCATGCAAGATGGTTGGCGTGGAGGATCTGCACTTTCACGATTTACGTCACGAAGGTGTAAGCCGCCTGTTCGAAATGGATTGGGACATCCCGCGCGTATCGAGTGTTTCCGGTCATCGTGACTGGAACTCGCTGCGGCGTTACACCCATCTGAGGGGGCGTGGCGATCGATATGTAGAGTGGGGTTGGCTAGAACGGATTATCCAGGCCCCAGTCACCCTAGGCGCCCGAGTTGAGTAGTTGGTTGGGGTATGCGCAGAATTGACCATCACTTGTGCTAGTCATGACGAGTCGGTTGCATTGGACCTGATTAGTGCATTGGACGGTTTGATCGGCACAAAGCGGCATGATCTGCCCTGCGTGTTACACTTCCTTGGGTCAGTCCGTCACAGAAGTGGCCGATTTCGACTCATAGCTGCCCTTCTCGGAGGGCAGCTAACGTGCAGTAGATGAGGAAGTAAAACTTGACCCACCTGCCTGGTCGATACGCAATAGCTTGCAACTGGATTACGGTTATTGTCTGCTGACCCAGTCATTGCAGTATTTGGTAATCTGCCAGTTCTCCAAGTTAGTCATGGACTCGTACTCCACACCTTTAAAAAATTCTTTTATCTTGTGCGTAAGTCTATTTGCTTCGCTTGGCATGTCATTTTCCCACAAGTTGCATGCGTGAATATAGAAATATGCCGCTTCCCGTGCTCTTCCTTTGTCATGCAAGAATTCACCTATCCATTGTGTGGCGTACCCAAGATTGTGCTTGGCCGCATAGCTGCTTGCTGCTGCTTCAGTAAGAATCTTATAAGATTTACACAGCAGATGTACCGCCTTTTCAATATCTCCTAGATACATGGCGCAGCGGGCGACATTTCCGTATTTGTTCGCGGCATTAATATCTTCAGGTTCGGAGATCAGGACGTCAATATTCTTACCTTCGCAGAAAAAAAGCAGGGCTTCTTGAATTTTCTCCGGGATTTTTGAATCGCGCAAAGCCAGGTTGTATGTGTGTGTCGCACCCCACATGTTGTTCTCTTCTAGAATGTCAGCCAGATCCGATGCACTTCGGCCTTCGCGTAAAGCTGTCTCAGTGTCACCAATAACCCATGCTTTGTGACTGATAGCCGATTTGGCTAATATCATATGAGTGTCGGCTGTCTTAAACACTGACAGGTAGCGAGTCATGTGTTTATCAAATAAGTCTATTCGGTCGGATTTTGATGATTTATAAAAAAACAAGTACATGAATTCTTTGAAGCCAGTCATACTTGTAAGTTTACCGTAGCTCCAAGGCAGCTTGCTCAGCAATAAATCCGACAATCTTAAAAAATCTTCGCCGAACCCTGAGATCAATAACGAGCCAGTCACTACTCGGAGTTCATCCATTGCCTCTTGATGCTTTCTTGCGTTGATTAATATCTCGATTTTTTTCAAAATATGTTCAATTTCATCTGACTCCAGCAGTGAGCCAAATTTCTTACGTAATAGATATATGAAGCCATCTAGGTAGCTAACATATAGCCCCACATAGCTTTCCTGGTCTTCTTTTCCATAGTTGTGAACAATAAATTCGCGCACGAGAGGATGGAGTTCAAGGTATCCTTCATCTTCTTTGGGTACCACAAGGTTTAATAGCTTTAATGACTTTAGTGCTCGCTGGACTTGGTTGTGGTTTAGCTTTTTAGATATAATTTGGCTGATGGCATCTTCTGACTCTGCTAGTCCAGATATTGAAAGCGTTCTAAGGATAATCCGCTCTCTCTCCTTTAATCCTTGCCACAGGTCTTTAAGAATTGTGGCAGATATGAGGCTGGATATATTGTCGTCAGAGTCTGTGATGCCCTGTCTTTCCAATTTTTCGAGGATAACGTAAACGTCTTTCGCGTTTATCCGAGACTGAGCCAGCACGAGTGCCATCCACAGGGGGTGACCTTGTGTGCACTGATGGAGCCTTGCAGCCATGGTGGAAGCTTCAATTTCGCCCAATTTTGAGTGGTATTTAAGAATCAGATCTTTAGTGTCCGAAGCAGTCAGTCCTTCGAGCCTGATATGATAAGAGCCAATTCCTGCAAACTTTATGAAGGGTCTGCATGTAAATATAAATCTGGAATTATGATTTTGGTTCATTACCTGATCAAAAAAAACTTTCAGGTCGCCGGCAGGCGTGAATCGGTTAAGGTCGATATATTTATCAATGTTGTCAAAGATGAAGATGCCTGATTGTTCGCCAAGGCTTTGAAAGAATGTGTCGATTAAGACGGATGTGTCCAGCCCAACTAAGGTTTGTGTGGGTTGCCTCCCTTCGCTAACCAACTCTATAAGGCTATAAAGCTTTGACTGAAAATTCAGCTCCTCTTCTTTGAAGTCCTTCCAGGCGCAAAATTTATATATATTTCTATCGGCGCCAGATAAGAATCTTGAAGCAAGTGCAGACTTTCCTTGCCCGCCTATGCCAGTAATAAAGCAGGCCTTATGGTCCATCCCTAATGCTTTTAATTCGTTTATCCTGCCGGTCCAGTTTTCCACTTTCGGCGGTGTGTCTTGGCGAATAATTAAACGAATGTCTTCCCCTTCAGTGATGTCGACAAGCTTTTCATGATTATTTCTTTCTTCATGCTCCTGAGCTTTAGTGCTGCCACTTTCTTTCAGGGCGGCCAGCTCGCCTATAACTTTTGGGAGGTCCCCATGATTATTTATTCTTATGGTTTCGACGAAATCATGCCTTAATTCGGTAGTAGAAATCGCAAAATGAGTGGTGCCGAGTGAGTCGTATAGCTTATGAAGGTAGTCAAAGAGATTTTTTACATACTCATCAGTTAAGCTGAACCCTATAAATAGGCATGTATGCGATGATATGATTTTTTGAAATTGAAATTTCGCCAGCACATTATCTGTGGAGTAGAGCGCATTATAGTCTGAGCTAAAAATCACGCACTTATCAATTATGTCGCAAGTGCCATGAATTTTAAGTACGTACTCGCTTGCACGATCAAGCTTCTGCATGTGGTAGGTGCTGGAAGGATCTACATATTGTATCTGGGTGTTATGCTCAATCAGTTTGTCATAGTTGGTTGTAACAAACTTCCTTGAAATTCTCGATAGCTCTTTGTGGATCTCAGAGTCAATTGTTCTCGATGTGCTAAGTTCAAAAGTTTCGTATACTTCCTTTCGGTGCTCGCCCTCCAATGCATCTAGCACAAATAGGGGTGAGATAATACCGGATTCTAACGCTGCTCTATAATTTTCGGATTTTTCTACGCTGGGGTGACGAAGAACTTCGAACACAATATCCGACCACAGGGGAAGGCCCGCCGATCGAGATGCACCAGCCCCAAGGAATATAACTAGGTTATTAGATTTGACTGCATCTTGCAATTTCCAAGGGATTTGAACTGTCATCGGTATTCCAACTGTCCATAGATTCTGTTTTTCACATTTTTGAATGTGCTTGTCGCTAGTGAGTCAAGCACCGCAAAAACTGTTATTTAGGCACTTAAGGTTAGCGCAATAAGCGCCTCGTAAAGGCCGAGCTACTCAATGCCTTCTATCTTGGATCGTCGATCGACCATCGACCCTAGTGTCTTTAGTGGCATGTGGACATTATCGCGCAGGAGCTCAATGAGCAAGGCATCTCGACGAACCTGCAGCTAAGGCCTTCTTACTGACTCTGGATCGACTCGTTCCAAATCAGCCACCTTGAAAGGAGTTGGTGGATCGGGTGAATTTGCTTGCAGCTTGCTCAGTGATTGGGCTCATTCCTTCCTAGACCTTCACCTTCACCTTCACCTTCGACCTGCGGCCGTTAACGGATCATCGCTATGGCAGGTTCGGGTCGATGGCCGCCGATCGTAGGCGGCTTTCGACGAGAGGTAGCCAGGACGTATTCGACTGGATGAAAGAGTCGGATGCAGCCAGGTGTTCCGTGTGGGCGGTTGACACTGACCAAATGAGTTGCATCTCCGTATCAGCCGGCCCGTTACCTCTTATTCAATTGCGTACACTCTTTACGCGCAGCATCCCGCTGCTGGTCCAGGTATAGGGCCAGATCAGCAATGTGTATGCCTCGGGCGCTCTTCTGGCTCGGTTCAAGTCGGGTAATGGGCAGCTTGATCTCCCCGGCCAGCACCTTGCGCTGGAATACGAGCGGTGTGAGGTGCGTGAAGTAGTCAGCGCATACCTGTTCGAGCGAGATAATCGCCATGCCGTTGTACTGCGCCATCAAAACAAAGGCTGTGTTCATGCATGGCCCTCCTGTTCCTGCGAATTCGGCTCTGCGCTGCTGGGGCGAGCGGATTGCCGACCCTCATTAAGCTGGCTGAGCACCTGCTTGCTGGCAAAGTTGAACAACTCGTCGGCGGTAACCGGCGCTACGGACTGCTCGAAGTTGCGCACGGCCTCAAACCGAGTTCGGTACAGCCCGGCCTGGCCGAGCCAAGCGACGGCGTGATACTCGGCGTCGGATACGGGGCAAGGTGTCGCAAGGCGCTCGCCTTGAGAGCCGAGTTTGCACTTCTTGCATATGTGATAACCGCCGTCGTAAGGGTCCACTGTTTCCCAGAGATGCTTGTGCGTGGTTATGCGGCCATCAACGAGGCAGCTTCGTTGGATAACGGTGGTCATGCTGCAGCCTCCGCAGTCGGTGCCGTGGTTGGGGTGCTGCGCAGCTGGGCGTGAATGCGCTTGGCGAGCGAATCAACACTGAGCGCCTGTCCTGTAGCCAGACTCGCCTGTTGATCCGACTTCAAGGCTTTCATGGTGCGATGAGCGAGCTGCAGTGTTTCGCCGACCTTTGTCAGCAGCTCGTAATCGGCCCTGGTCACCGGCATGCCGGTGTAGGACATGATTCGCTCCTCAAGCTCGCTGATGGTGAGCTTGAGGTTTGCGATGGTTTTGAGGTGTTTGCGCTGGTCGGCTTCGCGTTGTACGGCGAGCTCTGCCAGTTCTTCGATTAGCGTTTTGATGCGCTGGGCATGAGTGGCATTGCGTTCCGCCAAGCCAATTTCCTTGCCTTCTTCATGTGCCCGGCGACGGGCTGCAGCGATAAGGTAGGGCAGGATCGCCAAGAGGGAGAGTAGGGCGATCCCGGCGCTGAGTGCGTATTGGTAAAGTTGCATGTGCTGTGCTCCGAAGTGTCCAGCACCGGCCGGAAGTGTGGTGGTGGCCTGGTGCTGGATGCGTTGCCCCTGATGGCCGGGGCTGCCATTGTTACGGCGTCCTCTTAGCTTGGTTGTCGAGGTAGTCGGCAAGGTCGTACAGGTAGATCACGTAGTGCGCTCGGACTGAGTGGTGCAGCTTTTTAGGGTTCAGCCCAATCTTTCCTGCGTTGATCAGTTCCCTGAATCGGCGGTCTGTTTTGATGTGTGGAAAGTAGTGCTCTCGCACGGCAGTCAAAGTCGGGCATGGAGTGCCCCATTGCTTGAACAGCTGTCCAAACGTGCCCGTCATTGTCGTTCCCCGTACCCCTCGGGGAGTTGGCCGAGCTTGGTGCGTACTGCGTTCGCAAGCGTTAGCTTGCAACTGCCGCAAGCAGTGGCGCAGATGTCGCCCTGATCGTTGGTTACAACGGTGCCGAAGGGATGGTCTTCGTCGATGGTAGGGGTGATATAAGCGCGCAGGCCTTCCGGTAGGACGTCGCTCACGCAGTCCAGCGCTTCCATTAAGGCAATGGCGCGCTGGGTCTGTTGGCCCGACTCAGTTCGGCCATTGGCCACGTCCTGCAGGAAGTCGCGAAGGGACATGTATTTGGTCGAGTCGCCGCGTCGCAGGGTGATCGAACCCTTGTATGGGCCGAAGCGCACCTGCAGGTGGTGGTCGCGGTCGTCGTTCTCTACTTGGATATGAGCATCGGCAGAGGTTTCAGGGCGGCGCAGAGGGCAGGTGGTGGTGCCGCCATTCTCCAGCGTGCGCTCAAGTAACATCACGCGGCGCAGGTTGATTGCAAATTCGCTCATATCGCACCCCCGTGAGGGATGGCGCGAACGTACCCCGACGGGGAGACGAAGAGCTGAAGGCCGGTCAAGCGTTGAAACGCTTCAATGATGGGTGGGCGAGTGCAGGTGGTTGGGTGCAAGTACACCTTGCACCGCTCCTTGTGCTGAGCAGTTGGCATTTCTGGACCTCAGTGGTGAGAGGGTTGAGGTCCAGACAATACTTAAACGAATTTTACCGGTCAATACCTAAACGAGATGCGTCTATTCGTTTTAGGTTTAAAAGATCTCGACCTTCGATACGACCACGCCACAAATGGTTGCGTCGCTCGGTAGTTCGATGATCGGGTCAGGCCATGATGGGTTCAGCGGCTTCAAAAAGTACCGTTCACCCTCTGCGACCAACTGCTTGAACGTAGCCTCTTTGCTGTTTGCCAGCTTTACGATGACGAGGGAGCCATTTTCGTAGTCCCTCGCCGGGTCCACAAAGATGATGTCTCCCTCTCTGAAGGAGCGACGTTCATGAGGGTTAAACATCGAAAGCCCGCGAACCCTCAGAGCGAACGTCGCGCTGCTATGTGAGATGGCGCAGGGCAACCAGGCTTCTGCATCCTCAAGTTCAAGCGGTTCTTGCATCTCGCACCAGGCACCGGCCTGTACCCAAGAAATCAGAGGTACGAAACCACGGACCTTTGGTCCTGGCTCCACGTTTGCCGTTGGGCCGAGGTGCGGCTGATTACCCCCTTCGCCCTTCCATAGCCACTCAGTAGTCACTCCGAGGGCTTTTGCGATCCGCTCGACATTCTCCTGGCGGGGGCTAGCAGATGTACCCGACAGAATCCTATGGATGGTTGGCTGTGGAACCCCCGAACGTCGGGCGAGTTCGCCGCCTGACAGTCCAAGTTCATGCATGCGCTTCGCTACGCGATTTCCTATCACTGCTGATGGCTCTGATTAGTTTGCGTATCACAAGTGTATTGCTCCGACCTATTCGTTTGGGTAACATCGGCTAATTCGCTAACGAATAGGTTGCATCATGTCCATACAAGAGATGCTTGGAGCGCTAATCGTGAGGGGCTTTTCACAACGTGCGATTGCAGAGCGGGTTGGCGTCACTCAGCCCACCATCTATCGCGCAACGAAGGGAGCGGCGGTTCGCTATGAGATAGGCAAGGCCATAGAGACTTTCTACGAGGAGCAGGTAGCAGGAAATAAGTACAAGAAGGAATGCTGAGCTAGGGCCTCTCACCACAAGAATCCCCTAGCTCAGCGATACGGCGCAGAGCGTCGTTGTACCCGCCATCCGGTCGCCTCTCACCACAAGATCCGCCGGATGACTAGAACCGCGTGAAATGCCCGCACAGCACGCAAAGCACAACACATCGGTCGTAGTCACAGGATAGGGCGTAGAAAGCCCGATGACTACACCGTAAATCGAGGATTTACGGTTATGAGTCGCATTGATTTATTGCCGGGCACTGGCCCGGTCCTCACCTTGCGCCAGGCGCTCTATCGCGCTGGTCGTGACTATCACGGAGGAATGACCAGGCTTGCCTTCGACATGGGGCTTGAGGTGGACACGCTGCAGAAGAAGCTCAATCACAATGAAGAGCGGCGCTGGCCCACGCCCGATGAGTTGGAAGAGATCGTACAGTTGACAGCGAGCCCACGGCTGCTTGATGCCTTGGTACGTCCAGCCGGTGCAGTCTGGTACCGCCCGGAGCCGGTACCTGCGACCAACGAAGCGCTTCAGGCGGTCGCAAAGCTCCTCGAAGAGTCCAGCGAGTTTGTCGGCAGCCTGCATGATGGGGCTGCGGATAATGTTTGGACCCCTGTCGAGGTAGTCAACCTTGAGCAGCGCGGCATGGATGTTATTCGCCAAGTGCTTGCCATCATGGCGGGTGCCCGTCAGGCCATGGAGGAGAGTTCTCATGGCTGATGTTATCGATGTAGCCAATGACCAGGTCGATTACCACCTGCAGGTGGCTCTCCAGCGCCGTCTTCGCCCGGTGACAAAGCCAAGCGCGCAGTTCTGCGAGGATTGCGACGAACCGATCCCGTTTAAGCGGCAGCAACTGGTGGCAGGTTGCGAAACTTGCACCAGTTGCCAGGAACAGCGGGAGCGCCGCAGATGAGCGAGCGCCCAACTTCTACCACGGCTGATTGGGCGCGGCGGTACATTGAAACCTTCAATCTGGCTCTGGTTCCCATCGAGCCAGGTGAGAAGGGGCCGAAGGGTAACGGCTGGAACAAGCCCGGGGGCTACTTCACTGCCGCTACTGATGCTGAGTCGTTCTGGAAGAAGCGTCCGAGTCACAACCTTGGGGTAGTGCTAGGGCCGAGTGGTGTCTGCTCGCTGGACGTTGATGAAGTTCAATGCACCCGGCAGATCCTGAGCGAGTTGCTCGGGATGGACTTGGACGCACTGGCAGATGCCTACCCGACCTCGGTGGGCAACCCGGCACGCTTCCGCATCATGTTCCGTGTACCCGATGGAGTTGATCTACGCTGGCACCCGCTGACCTGGCCAAGCCAGGCGGATCCAGATGGCTCAATCCACAAGGCGCTGATGGCGCAGGTCAGGGCTGCTAGGGATGCAGGGGACACTGACAGGGAGGCTGCGTTGAAGACGGCCGTCGAGCCGTTCAAAAAGATCCCCGTCTTCGAGCTGCGCGCCGGCTTGGTGCAAGACGTACTGCCGCCTTCTATCCACCCTGGTACTGGCCTGCCATACACTTGGCGTACACCGCCATCTGCGGAAGGTCTGCCAGAGCTACCCCCTCAGTTACTCGCTATCTGGCAGGGTTGGGACGAGTTCAAGCCCAAGGCTGAGGCTGTTTGTCCTTGGCTGCCCAAAACATCGCCCGCGCCGCGACCAGCTCCTGCAAGGCCTCGCCCTGCTGCTGGGCGCAGCGGGCGTGATCTGCCAGAAGTGATCCCGCTGTTCAATCAGGCCCATGACATCGCTACGCTGATTGAGGCACATGGCTATGAGCGTCGAAGTGACAAGTGGCTCTGCCCGCAGAGCAGCAGTGGTTTGGCAGGTGTCAGCATCATCGACGACAAGCTGTTCTCTCACCACAGTTCCGACCCGTTGGCGAATGGGCACAAGAACGATGCGTTCGATGTCTTCCGCATCTTGGTGCACGGCGGCGATCAGCGGGCCGCAACAAAAGCTGCCGCGCAGATACTCGGCATCGACGCAAAGTCAGGTCCACCGGCACCGCCGCCGCTGGGAGAGCTTCCCCGTACCCCATCAGTCGCCGAGCAGGCCGAACAGGGCGAAGTGGGCGCAGACCCCGATGAGCCTGCCGACGTCGAGGGCATTACGGGTGAGCCCAGCCCGGCCTCCTACTCGGCCGACGGGGGGCAGGGGGGAGACGGTCTGGTCCTGAAAAGCGCCAAGCGCCGGTTCGCCCTGGTCGAGGGCACAACGAACGTGTGGGACATGGACAAGGGGCAGTCGATGAAGCGGTCGGGCTTCGAAGCCCTAGTCGGCAAACCTCTTGCCAAGCAATGGATGGAGAGCATCGACAAGAAGCTGGTCTCTTCCGAGCAGGTCAAGGAACTGGAGCAGGCCCGCAAAATGTCGAGCAAGAAGGGCGGGGCGATGAACCTCGCTCCGCTTGACCGCTATGTGTACATCGACGGTACCAAGGAAGCCTGGGACCGGGAGAAGAAGCGGCGCCTGCCCGAAGGCAGCGTAAAGATGGCCTTGGGCGATGCGTACCAGCTTTGGCTGAACAGCCCGAATCGCCGGGTGGTTGACGTCGACCACATCGTGTTCGACCCGACGATGACAAAGGACCCAGCGGTCTACATCAACACTTTCGAGGGTTTGCCGCTTGAGCCGGTGCGGGATGACGCTGCCTGCGAGAACTTGCGATGGCTGATTTCGTTCCTGTGCAACCACGACACGGTGGCCCTGGACTGGCTGGTCAAGTGGCTGGCCTACCCGCTGCAGCATATGGGCGCAAAGATGGATACCGCCGTGTTGTTCCACTCCACGATGGAAGGTTCCGGCAAGAGCTTGCTGTTCGCGGACATCATGGGCGAGCTATACGGCCGGTACGGCGCAACGGTCGGTCAAACCCAGCTCGAAGGCAACTTCAACGCCTGGCAGAGCGGGAAGCTGTGGGCGGTG